GGTGAATATCATGGCCGGCGTTCCTATTATGTTTATTCCCTTCCCTCTGATGTGTCGATCATGTAAAAGCGCCAGGCCTGGCGCATCCCCCTAGAGCGCCAGGCCTGGATTTATCAACACGGCTGTGTTGACTGGTTAAAAAAAGACTATCACAGCCACTAAAAACGGAGCAACGAAACAACATGGAAAATCTTGAACATTATACCAGCGAGATGAAAGAGACGGCGCGCCAGGCCACAAAGCAAAAAGGCCTCATTGGTGGCGGCACAATGGCATGGATCATGATGCTGATTGGCGTCATTGTCACAGGAACCATGACGTATTCCCTAACAAACAAAGGCATGCAATCAAGCGCGCTGTGGCGCGAGTGGGTAGATATTGCCGCTTTTCTGCCTGTTGCTTTGCTCGAGGGCTCTGCGCTGGCTCTGGTGTATGGCCGACATTATTGGTTTAGATCGAGCCAGCAAAGAGGCCTGGCCGATATTGCCGGCTGGCTAATCTGGATTGTCTTAGCTGCAACGTCTATTACTCACTTTGCGGCCGGCGCATCGAACGATGAGACTGTTGGCTCTGTCCTGTCGTTTTATGCAAGTTATATTTTGCCGCTGTCCATTGTTGCCATTCCCATGCTGTGGAAGCGCCTTTATGACTCTGCGCCAGAATCAGCCATGCGCGTTGCTGTGCTTGAAACTGAAGCGCAACTACGCAGCGATCTGGTAGAGATTGCCAGAGAGCAAAACGCGCTCATGGTTGCATCCTATCGTGAAGGCCTGAGAACGCCAGAGGTAGCGCAGGCCAGGAAGCGCCTGTTTGAGAAAGCCAGCATGAAGCACGCGCAGGAAATCACAGGCTTTATTCTGGACACTTCGCAGTCCTCTGCGCAGCCACCCGCGCAAGGTAATCGTGTTTGGCTCGCTGGCCAGGTTGTGGACCCCGGAGAGCGCCGCCCAAACTGACAGAGCCGGCGAGCGAAAAAAGGCCGGCTGAAACTGATCAGCCGGCCGGCACGCCGGCAGTCGAAGCGCCGCAAAAGGCTGCCACCAGTGGCAGCCAATATCCTAATGTTTTGGATTTTGCCAGCGGAAAAGCAAAAACCGTAAAGCCTGCAAAATCTAGGAATAAATCAATTGTTGCCACTGGTGGCAGAAAGCGCAAAACGCCAGAGCAATCATTGAGAGTTGAACCGCTAAAATCGTCAAAAAATAGATGGCTGTTTCGTATCCGCTGGACAGAGCTGGACGGCAGCCGCCCGCATTTTGACGTAAGCCGCGTAAGTGATCAGGTTTACAAACTGATCAGGAAGGACAAGAGGCAATACAATGAATTTAAAAAGCAACTTATCAGCGAATTCAAGGGAACCATTTGGCGCAGTCGAGAGATTAGATCAAGTGCCGGTGGCGCTGTATGAGATTCTAGTGCTGGCTTCAGAGCTGGACGGCGAAAAGGCCCGAACAATCGAGAGTCTTACAAGGTCCGTGATCAAAGCCACTATTGGCCGGCCGCTGTCTGAGCTGTCCAGCTTGCCACTGGTGGCAGATTCACAAAAGAGGTAAAGAGCATGAAAATACACAGATATACAAATCAGCGAACGGTAAAGCGCGTTGCAGGAAGATTTGCGCGATGGGAGTTAAACGATGTGATTGGCCAGCCGTTTAACAATAGAGAACAACAGTGTTTAGACTGCAATAGGCGCTGGACCCCTCTAGTCAAATCTGGCGTATGCCTGTCGTGTCGTAGCACAAACACGCAAGACGCGCCGCCGACCGTTGAAACACAAAAAAAGATTGAGCGTTACAATGAGATTATGTCTGCGCATCCTTTTGGTATTGACCCGCGCGATAAGGCCTTATTAGCTGAAGCTCAAGCGCTTTACAATGAAACGAAAAACTTTAGATGATTAGATCAGCCGCGTTATTTCTTGCCATGTTCTTGTTTGCTGCGCTCATGGTTTACGCAACAAACAAAACAAGACGCTAAACACAGGCCGGCAGCCTGGTGCGCTGCCGGCCGATTTTTAAAAGGAAAAATAATGAAACAAAGAGACGCCAAAAAGCTGCGAAAAATGGTTAAGACGATCGACATGCTGAGTGCTGAAATTGAAATGCTATCAGATAGCCTTGTGAGTTTTGAGAGACGGCTGGATAAATTTAAGGCTGTTTTTGATGCGCGCGTGCAATTCGACCGGCAGGTGATTGATTTTGTGGAATCGAAAAAGGTTCAAGAATTGGTGCGCATCGAGCTGGACAAGTGGCAGCCGGTAAGAATGAAAAAATAAAATCTGGCGGCCGTCGAGCTGCGCCGCATCGAGGCCCGGCTTGACAGCCGCTAAATTATTTTCCAGTTTTTAATAAATAAAAAAAACAATGAATAATAAATATAAAACAATTATCAGCCTTTGCGATTATTCCGGCGCCTGGGTCGAGCCGTACAGGCGAAACGGTTACAATGTGATTCAAGTAGATATAAAGCATGGCAGCGATGTGCGCACTTTTGCCTTTGATGATGATGTTTATGGAATATTAGCCGCCCCGCCTTGCACTGAATTTTCATCGTCCGGCGCGCAGTATTGGAAACAAAAAGATTTAGACGGGCGAACCGTCGAAGCTCTGGCAATAGTTGATGCTTGTTTGCGGCTGGTTGTCTCTAAAAGAAAGACTCTTAAATTTTGGGCATTGGAAAATCCTGTTGGTCGTTTAAAAAAATGGCTAGGTAAGGAAACCTTTTCATTTAATCCATGTGACTTTGGCGATGCTTACACAAAAAAAACATTAATTTGGGGTGATAAAGTGAAAAAACAAAAGAGCTGCGAAGCCAGACACCAAAGGGCTTTGCTGAAGCTTTTTATATTTGTAACCAGTAATTAAATCGAGGAAAAAGCCATGATGGAATATATTAGACGTGTTTATAAGGTGCCGGCGCGCAGAGGCCTGCGCGTTATTGCTAACGGCAAGTCTGGCGTTATAACTGGCAGTCGTGGAGCGTATTTGAGAATCAGATTAGATGGCATGAAAAAATCACATTCATATCACCCGACCTGGAACATTGATTATTTTTCAATTTCTGGCGTCACGAATCAGGCGATAAACAGAGGCCCGACTAATCTCTAATTCGCTGGCGATCTGATCAGCCGTTTTGCCTGCATCCCTCAACTGCAAAATTCTATCAGTCTTAGCGCGCGCTCTATCAGGCCGGCCCAGCCGGCCGCCTTTTTTTCTGTAGGCATCTAGGCCCGCATGCACGTTTTCTATAATAATTTCACGTTCAAATTGTGCAAACACTGCCAAAATCCCAGCCATTAAGCGGCCGGCCGGCGAAGTGAAATCTAAGTTTTCAGACAATGAAACGAAAGCGCAGCCATGAGCCTGCAAGGTGTTAAGCGTTAAAAGTAGATCAGTAGTAGAGCGTGACCATCTGTTTAATTTCCAAACTAAAACAGCGTCGATTTTGCCCCTGCTGGCCAGGTTGATGATTTTCTTTCTGCCTGGCCTGTCTGTCTTAGAGCCTGAATCAGCCTCTGATACTTCCTCAACTACTGACCACTGCCGGCGCTCTGCATATTCCCGAAGCGCCGCGATCTGCATGGGAATGGATTGTTGATCTGGTGTTGACGTTCTGGCATAGATTGCAACTTTCATTGTCTCAAAAACCCCTGTAAAAAAAGTTTGCAGAATTGGTTGAAAATAAGGCCTTATTTTTAACCATATTGCAGTCTTAAAAACTAGAGTATTTAAGAATTTTATCCCTATCAAGCGCTAGGCGATCGAGCGCCAGAGGCCTGCGCTTTCGCGACAGGCCTGGCCAGATCGAGGTTTTCAGGCCTGGCCTATAACCTGGTGGCCGTCTGACTTAAAAATCCAACAGAGGTCAAATAAACGCAAAATCTGCCGGCGATCGAGCGCCAGAGGCCTGCGCTTTCGCGACAGGCCTGGCCAGATCGAGGTTTTCAGGCCTGGCCTATAACCTGGTGGCCGTCTGACTCAAAAATCCAACAGAGGTCGAATAAACGCAAAATCTGCCGGCGATCGAGCGCCAGAGGCCTGGCGGCCGCCGAACCGCGCCGCATCGATAGCCAGGCGATTGAGTAAAACAAAAACAGCCGGCAACTTGCCGGCTGTCTTTTTTGATCTGATTGTTTTAGAGCTTAAAGCGCTGCCAGTCTGATTTTGTTCAATTCCTGCAAATCTTTGTTTATTGTTTTTTGTTCTGCAATTGCGCCGGCAAAATCAAGCCTGTTGTGCCGTATGACAGCAAAGCCAAAATCCTGACCAATGCGTAAAAACATTGTCCACTTTTCCAGAGTGCTGGACCTATCAGCCGATCGAGCGAGCGCCGGCGCTGCCAGGTTGTCACGGACAGCCACTGGATCAGGCACAGGCGGCAGATCAATTGCCTTTATCAAATTGCGCGCTGTTGCGATCGACAATTGAAAGAAAGCCGTCACTTCCCGAAAGCGCTGTTTGCCATTATCAGACTTTATCCCAAGTAAGCCGTTATTGGCGGCCGTTTTTGCTTCGTCTGCCAGCTCGCTGATTTTGCCAAGTAAATCGGAATTGATGAAACCGCTTTCCAGTAAATCAGCGATCTGGCCATTGAGCGCGCGGAATTTATCATTCAATTCAAGCTGTTTTTTGGCTGTTGCGCTATCCAGCTCGCCAAGATCAATCAAAACATCGAGCGCATCAGACCATGCCGTTAAGCCAGCGGCCGCATCGGCCAGCGCAATTGCGACGGCTGTTTTTTTGTCTTTGTTGCCGCATGCGCTGCCAAACAGCAAAACAGCAACTAAAATCATTGAAAATACTTTCCTCATTATTTTGCCCTCTGTGTATGGTTGCGATCTAAAAGTTGTTTTACATCTCTATGAATTTCATCAAGCAATTTTTCAAGCTGTCGTAGCCGTTCTTCAAAATCCGGTGTGCGGTGTAGGGAATGACTGCTCATGTGGTCTTGTAGCAGAGATTCGATGTGTTTAACCCTGGCGGCCGTTTGGCTGGCTTGCCACATGGAGCGCGCGACAAGTAAACATTGTGCGAACGTGTAAGCCAAAAGAGTGACAAGCCCTAAAAGATTATGTGAAAGCCATTCTGTGAGAGTCATGCAGTGTTTTCTTTTGGGGCTTGGTTTTATTCATCGTCAATTATCCAGAGTGTTAGCGCCAGCGCCGCCACAAGCCAAACAATTTTCGAGTTAAGTAGGCCAGAAAGATCGAAGCCCTGGCCGGCTGTCGGATTGTCGCCACTGGCTTGGCTGCCAGTGGCATCATAAAATTTTCGATTGGCAGCCCTTCGCGCAAAAATAATTCATACTCTGCGGCGCGCCTGTTGATCAGGCCTTGCATTACCTTGCCGCCCGCTGTGATGGGATGCGCTTTTATTCGATCAGCCGCGCCGTAGTAATCGCCAGCATTCAACTTTTGTAAATGCGTCGATGATAGGAAGTTTCCAGATCCCCAATTAAACACCAGCGACACCAGCGCATCGAACATGGATTGTGTGAGCGGCACTTTGACGTACGCACTAACGGCAGCCTGAGCCCAGGCGCTATCCTCTGCCAGTATTTGCAGCGCTTCGCCCTCTGTAATCGTTGTAAACTTTTCGCCCGGCTGTATTCTGTGGCCGTAACCAATTGTCATATAGCCTGCGCCGTCGTTATACGGCGCAGGCCTGAAGCCTTCCCACTGTTTTATGAAATCGAGGCCAGCCGGTGAAAGATTCATGATGTTGATGCTTTCTCTGACTTGAGGTGTGGCGCCGTAATCGTCTTTGCCTCTGTTACCGCTTCAACCATTTTTACCAACTCTGGTGCAACGAATTGAAACTTGTACATGCGCATTCTGTTGGATAAATACTCGGCCTCTGCGTCTTCAAGTATGAGTGATTCGCCCGCTGGCGTTGCTTTCAATGCCTCTGCGATTTTGATGGCTGTTCCCATCTGGCTTGCGGTAATGCCTTCCGGTATGACTTCAACAATTCGCAAAAATTCTGCCTTGTAATCAAGTATGAAGCCTTCCGGCGCGCTGTTGTTTGTAATCGGCGTTTTTTCCAGTTTAATTTCTTTCATTGTTATCCCAAAATTTGATCAGTGTTGACAGTTTCAGCCTGGCGCGCAGTTTCAGCCGCTCTAGTCGATCTGAAACTCTTAACCACGTTGCGCACATGCTGGCGAATATGCGATCTGAAAGCGGCGGCCGCTTTCGCTGAATCAATCACCTGGTTATTATCCTGATCGAGCGTGTAAATGTCGAGATTGTAAGCCAGACAATAATCAAGAACTGCGTCATCTCTATTTTTATCTGCCAGCGCCTGCGTGTCTGCCGTGATCGTAAATGATATTTGTATTGTTGCTGTTGCCATTAGTTTGGAATCCTCAAAACTTTGAAGCCAGTGCCGCCACTATCAGCCGCGCCAACAGACACGCGCTCAACAGTGGCATTATCTACATCGTAAATCGCTAGACACGTATCGCCTGCCACTGTTGGAAAATCGAACTCCGCCATGATTGTTAGGCCTGAAGCGTTGCCGACTGTTTGAATTGAAAATACGCTTGTTCTGGTGGCGTGCGTATTGTCAAGCCAGGCTACGCCAATCGCGGCCGCGTCAGTCTCTGCCGTTGTTGTCGTTTGGATCTTGTATGTCTGATAAATTGAATCCGTTGTATAGCTGAAAAGCAATGAATCAGACAAAGTGTTAATCGTTGATCCTGTTGTGCCTGGTCTGGCGAATTGAATAGAGACGGTCCCAGGATTGCCGGTGCCGGTGCCTTTGCCGGCGAAAATATTAACGGCTGCGCCGGCAATATTCGAACCGCTGCCGCCAGTGCCGTTGATTGTCCATGCTGCCGGTGTTGTTGAGAGCTTTCCTAAGCCTGCATATAGATTAAGTGCGCCTGTTGTGTAACCACCCAAAACAACATCGCCCGATGCTGTAGGAAGGGCTGTCGAGCTATTAGCCAAATAACCTAAAACAGTGACATTAGCTGTGGAAATAGTAAAACTAGCGGCTGGCCCACCAAGAACGATCGAATTAGCGCCTGAAACTGTATTAGAGCCTGAACCATTGTTAAAGAGCATTGCGCCAGATGCTGAGGTTCGCGTAATTGCTCCAATAGCGATAGTGTTTCCCGCCGTCGCTCTTGCGTCATACCCTAATGCGATAGCATAAGCAAAACCTGTTGCTTGAGCGTCTTTGCCGATAGCAACGGTGCCGGTGCTAGACGATGTTGAATTTTGTCCAAATGCTGTTGCATTTGTTCCAGCCGCTAGAGAACTAGAGCCGTATCTCTCACTGTTACTACCTGCCCCTGGACTACTCGGTGCACCCGTACTTGTTATCTTAAAATGCGTTGTCGTGCCGTTATCAGCCGAAACAGTAAAAACATTGGCCGATGGCGTTGCGGCGCTAATTACACTTAAAGCCGTATAAGTGGCATCCTGCGCCGTAATCGTCACGTTAGGCGATGCGGCCGGCTGATATGTAAAGCCGGCAGTTTCGCCTAATACGTTGCCAGATGTTTCATACAACAGCCGGCCGCCTGTGCCGCTTGCTATGGCTGTCGTTCCAATGGTAAGGCCGCCGCTGCCAGTAGAAAACAAGGGAATAGCGCGCCAGCGTGATGTCACTCCGTCATAAAATATTTCAACTGCATTATTTGGAGCGATGGTAATGTCTGCGCCAGTCGAACTGGTAAATCGGTTTGCCGCTGTGCTTGAAGCGCTTTCATTGGCCAGGATGATATTAAAAGAAGCTGATGGATTGAATATCCTGTGAACTTCACCAGCGGTATGCGTTCCGCTAAAAGCCAAGCCTGTAACTGTTCGATCAGCGCCAGAAGGTGACCATGATTGGTGATAAGCCCTAGAAGTACCTGCCAAGTAATTGTTTTGGTCACTGGCAATTGTTTGAGCGTTGATAATACTTCGCCAAGTACCTCCGGCAGTTTCAATAGAAGTACCAAACCCCACAACGCCCGGATTTAATCTAAAAATGCCTGTATCCGCGCTTGAAACGCCTGAACTCCCCCAGCGATAACCGGCAGAGGTATAAAGCGTCATGTCGCCTGTTGTCGTGCTGTTTGTCAGTAGATCAGTTGAACCGCTGCCAAAGTTAAAGCTAGAGCCGCTTAAATACCACCCTACTGTATTGCCGCCGATAGTTAAGGTGCGCTGGCTTCCTGATCCTGAGTGATCGAGCCTCACCCTGCCATCTTTGACCCACAAAGCTAAAGGATTAGTAATAATTGCGTTTGTCCCAGCAATAGGCGCGCCACTAATTGACATTGTGGCGGCCGCCGTGAAAGCGGCACTTATTCCCGCGCCTGTGTAGGTTGGTGCAATTACTGCAATTTCTGATTGACTGGCGGTTGTACCTGTAGCCCACTGCCGTACCACGGTTGAGCCGGAACCGTTGCCACCGATGTAAACGCCCACACTCTGAGTCGATGCTGTTAGCGTCGTATCAGCAGGCGTTTTGATCGTGAAATATGCGTCAGATCCGCCGGAACGCGCCGCCGGAGTAAATGTTGCTGCCCCTTTAGAGTCTATTCTTACTCGCTCATTTGCGTTTGCGTAGCCACCTGTTCCAAGAACTATATAGCCGGAACTAGCATAAGCGACAATTCCCAAACGCGCTCCATCAGAATAAAACGCCGCAGTGTTGTTATCAAAAATTAAATCCGATGTCCCCCCCGTAGGTTTGTTTGCCAGAACCCCTGCAACGGTCCCACTTCCTGCATCAGCGTAGGCAGCTAAATAAGCGCTATTACCTGCCAGCCCTGTTGAGGCAATGCCGCCGCCGTAGGCATTTACCAGATCGCCAGACCCCAGCAATCCATCAGGATCAACGCGAAGGAATTTAGTTCCGGCTGAATTAGATACCAAAAATGGATAAGCTGAATAAGACGCAGAAAAGGGAGTTATTGTAAGTGCTGTGTGTGCGTTATCTTGCGCCGTAATTGCTACATTTGGACTGCCTGTAGGTAAATAAACAATACCCGCAGTTTCACCCAATACATTACCTGACGTTTCGTAAAGGATGCGGCCGCCTGTGCCGCTTGCTATCGTTGTCGTTCCAACTGTAAGACTGCCGCCGCCCGCGCTGATCAAATCAGTATAAGCGCCGCCATTTTCTGAGGCTCTAAATTTATTGGTGCCGCTGTCAAAATATATGCGGCCCTGCCCTGCCCCACTGAGCGCCACGCCAGCCGCGCCGGCCCAGGTTGTCGAGCCGGCCGCGCCGATCGAGAACACCAGCGCGCCGGCGTTGTCCTGCCATTCTGTTAGCGCCTTTGTCTGTGCCGCGTTGCCTTGAATTATCAATATCTTGCTGTCGCCAGCGCCAGGATTGCCGACCTGGTGAATAGCATCAGCGTCGTAAACAGACAGCTCACCTAAAACGGTTTTTGTGTCTGTGCCTGTGTTGGTGGTGATCGTTGCCGAATTTACACCAACCATGACAGCGCCCAGGTAGTTGATTAAAAAGCGCTGCGTGTCTGTTGTCTGACCATTGGCGGCCGTAAATATCGTAAGGCCGACCCCGCCACCTACACCAGCGACGGCGTTTTCTGTGGCCCTCACGTCAATGCGCGCGCCGCCCACTGTTGTTGGAGTGTCTGAAGTATCAACAGCCGGCCGAAATCTGATCGAGCCAATATCGGCCGTGTTAAGTGGCAGCGCTGGACCGTTCGCGCCTCTGTAGAAGTTTAAATAAGCCGGCGCTGCCAGTGTCGCTGACCAATTGCCCAGACTGGCAAAGCCCTGGCCGCCAAAAACTTTTGCATAAGCTGGCGATGTGCCGATCTTGCTGACTTCAATTGTCGGTGAAAATACTGTGTCTGTGATGTAGAGCCGTTCTAGTGCGCTGTCATAAGTGAACGGTGTGTATCCTGATATTTTATCCGCTGTCGCCGTAAAGACTCCAACCGTTTTATTGGTGCCGCTGCCAAAAAGCAAATTTTCATAAGCGCCGGCGTTGCGCGATCCTTTAAAGACGTTTGCAGTGCTGTCGAAGTAAACCGACCCCTGGCCGGCCGCGCTCACTGTTGGAGCTGCAAAGCCATCGAAGCGTAAAGCGCCATCCGTTATATTTTTGGTGACAACAGAAAACAGATCATTAAGCGTTGTTTTTTTGTTTTGATCTGCTAAGGCGGCTGACAAATCAACGCCAGTCAGTAAATCAGTGCTGACCTGGCCGCCGGCCCAATCTGTCATGGCTGTGATTTTTTTACTTGCCATAGTTTTAGCAGTCTTGCGGCTGTATGCAGCCTGTATCCTCTAAAAGTATTTCATCCGGTGCGCCAGTTTCGAGGAGTATGCAGCAATCTGCCGGCGCGCTGGCTATGTCAAAGCCGTCATATTTGACCAGCCATTCATTTTCGTTGTTATTGTGCCGGCGCTCCCATGCGATCATTTAAGCCCCTGTGGCCAATGCCTGCGTTTGTGACAGCGCATCAGTAACGCGCGCCGGTACGAGATAACCAAAAATGATCGAGCGTATAACCCATGTCCCTGTAGCCGGTGGCGCTGCCGTCGGTGTAAAAATCAAGTTTGCGTATTTGTTAGGCGGGAAAATAAGCAAAACATCAGTATCTAAAAAGCCTGGCGCCCAATACTGGTTGGATGGGTTCTGGTCCGGCCCAATCTCCCAATATGAATCACATGGCGGGAATGACCTATAAAACATGTAGTCACTGGTGGTCGTGTCTGTGTCTACCATGTAACACTGGACACGCAAAACAACCAAATTGCTGTTTAACGGCACTAGCGCAGACCCAGCTAGGAAAGTGTTTCCATCAAAATCGCCATCATTCCCGAACATGTACGGCGTGATTTCCGAATACTTCGCGCCTGTCATATTGGCCAGATAATATATGTGTTTTAACTGAAGCAAAACACCCCCTGTCGAAAATCCCTCAAGCCGGCAAGCGTAAGCCTATCCGGCAAGTTGAGCGCAGCGGCCGCATTAGGCCTTAAAACGATCTGTATTCTATGGCCTGGCTTTAAGATGTAAGGCTCTGGCAGTGGCAGAATTGGCATGGCGTCTGTGTAATCCCCTGCGGCCGCGTAAATCGGTGTCTGGTAAAACGGTGTCCAGATATGGGGCTCGCTACTGTCGCAGAGCTGGATAGTGATCTGCCTTGTAGTTGCGCTCTGGAAGTTGGCATGAAAGCCGATTAAAACAACCGTTTCTTTCTGTGGCGTCGAATAATACAAATAGCGCTGAGATAGCGCCATTACAGTGCCGCCAGCCACTGCCGTTTCACCACATGGAATTGTTTCATACCAGGGTATGACTTCAGTTTGTTTCATGATCAGCCAATCAATTTCAAAGCGCGCCAGGTGATTGAGCTTGTCGAAGCCGCCAGCGCCGCTGCGCTGTTGGTAAAATCCATCTGCAAGCGTGACTGTCTGTTTAAAAAATACGGAACGATCAGCGGCAAAACAGGCATAACTTCAGTTTGAACGCCAGCAATTGCCGTGATTGGTGTCCCTGCCAGCGTTGTGCCTGGCGTACTCTGAAGTATGTTCCATGAAAAGCCTGAGCCTGAATCCGTGATTCTCACAGTGACGGCAGAGTTTGAAAAGTTGGTGTGAGCGCCAAACAGTATCGCATCGCTATCGACAACCGGTGTAAAACACGTCACGCGCTGCGATGCCGTTGCGCCGTCGAAGCCGATCAGTGTAGTCAACTCTAACGGCAAGAATTGTGAATACTTCGAGAGTATGCCCTTGACATAATCTGCAAAGTAGGGAGCGAATAGACCAAACATTTTAAGCCCTCATTTTTTAGACTAAGCCAGGCTTCGCACCTGGCCGAAAGTTTGAGGCATTGAACTTTTAACCTGGCCCTGAAGCGCCAGCCGCGCCGGCGCTCTATGGGATGCGTCGATCAGCCGGTAACGGACTTCGCTCCGAGGCCTTCCAGAATCACCTGTATTCTGAAATTCCGTGTTGGCACGAAGTTGTTGTAAGCCTGAAGGCTGCACGAAAACTGATACAGCGAGTCGATGTGTCTGACGACCGGCAGCCGGAAAACGTACCCAAAACCATTGTTGACGGCCGTTTCATTCTGTCCGATCGAATCAGCTACGGCAGCCTCTGCCTTGAGCTGGAAACCGCCCGCGAAGCCCGACACACCATAACGCGACGGAAAGCCCCAAAGCGGCGCTTCTTCGAAGACGGTCTGATTGTAGTAAAAGCGCAGATAAACGCCTTCGAAGGCAGCCTGCGCCAGATTGGTGGCCAGAATGTTATCGGCGGCCGCTGCGCCGTCTCCGTCGCCCGGATCATTGGCCAGGCCCAGGTTTGCGCCGGTCTGTGTCGTGTCGTCCAACATACCAGACACCAGCACACGCGCCTGGATCGAGGTTATCCATGCTTCCTGGCCTTGCGGGAGTTGCCGCGTCGTGCGCATGTTCGTGTCGATAAAACTCTTGGTGTACTGCGTCGTGCCGTTCATCTCCGTCTGCTGCGTGCCGACCGGATTGGCGAAAAGCTCAAACTCCGAAGTTGGCAGAGCTGTGCCGGCCGCAACTCTGGCGGTATCGAACAGGCGAAGCCCGTAGAGGCTGGCCAAACGGCCGCCTTTCATTTTGGCCACAACGTCAGAGATGAGCTGGTACTGTGACGGATCGATGGAATCCAGCGTTGACGGCGGTATGCCGCCCGCGAGGTTCAACTTGTTTGCGACTGGTTGCATGTGCGTTGTCCTTTCAGTGGTTGTTATTGTTCACTGTCCCACTATTGACCGTTGATAATTGGCAGTCTAGCGCATCGCCCTGATGCGCCGCGCTGCCGTAGACTTTAAAGATATTCGCCAATCGGCTGCATGGCCGGATCAATGGCCGCTATGCCGTTAAGGCCTGGACTGTAGACACCAAACGGCTGCATGGTTCTGTCGATGTATGCTATCCCCTGCATGCCCGCTGGTGTCTGCGATTGGTCCGATACTGCCGGCGCTGCCGGCGTGAAAAGGCGATTGGCGAACGGCAGAATAAACGAGCTGATCAGCTTACCGCCCGCGAGCGTGAAGCCCGCGAGAGTCACGTCATCAGCATACTGCCGGCCGAATCCTGTCTTTCCCATGATCGAGCCGAGGCCCCAGCCTACTGCGGCCGTTCTGGCCGCATCAGCCAAAGGAGAGACGCCACCAATCGGCGGCACGAATCCGAGCGTAAACTGGATCAGCGCTGCGCCGGCCGCGAGCGCCAGGCCTTTGGCCAGCATGCCCGTTGATCTTGACGGATTGCGCCTGCGCGGCTTGGTGTGGAACCTGGCCCGCGCGCGCGCGCGGTGTATGGGATTGCGGCGCGCAGGCGGCCGGCTGGTAGTGCGGCGCGCCGTAGTGCGCCGGCGATTGGTACGGCGTGTTTTCATGTTGTTTCCTTTCGGGTTAATTACCATCAGAGCCGCGGGCCCTGGGTTGGCTACTTTTACTCGGACCATTTTTGCTATCCTCTATTGCGGTTTTATCGCTTTGGTGCGCGCCGCAATACACGCAACATCGAAGGCGCTGGCGTTGCCGGCGCGCATGTGTAGCTGGCAGTTTCCAAGACGTAATGGCAGCCCGGCTGCGCCAGCGTGGCATTACCCCATGAAATCATCAAACTCAGCCAAAACATAAAATCAAGCATGGCGTCACTCCGCGATCAATTCATGCAGTTGAGTGATCAGGCTGGCAATTCGCACAGCGGCCGCGCCGCGCGCTTCGATCGAAGCCGCCTTATAGTGATCTGCGATAGATCGAGCTGTGCCGGTGATCTGGTCAACTCTGGTAATGAGCTTATTATCAGCCCTTAAAGTATTCGGCGCGCTTCCCTGCTCTGCCAGCGATCGAGCGCCAGAGGCCTGACGGCCGTCGATCTGCGCCGTATCGAGGTTCTGGCTTATTGCTGATCCAGGCTTTCGCCCTCTGCGCTGTGCTGGTGATTTTTTGGTTGCCTTTGCCATTAATCCCTTATTCCTTCCGCTGTCAGATAGTAAGAGCCGCCTTTAATTTTCAAGCCGCCTTTGCCGTCTGTGATCAACTCAGGATGACGGCCGCCTTCCTCTGCCAGCTTGTGATAAAAAATTGTGGGCTTGTTAAACCCTAAATGTGGCTTGACTGCCTCATATTCAATTTTCAGTATCTGGCCAAAACTGCGCGCTGGTCCGTCGATCAGTCGGCTGCCGTCTGTGCATATGTGAAAACGACCTTTTGAATCAGAGCAAAGCCAGACACTGCCGGCGCCGGCCGGAACGATTAAACCTTTCTCTGTTTTGATTGACACAAGGTTGCCAAGTTTCGCCAGCTCTGCCGGCGTGCCGTCTGGTGCGTATTTATTGGCCGTTCTGTTAGAAGGCCGGCCCGTAAAAGTTTCCCTGATCTGTCGCACCTTGCTGGCGCCTGGATTGCGCCGGCTGCCGCCTGTTTCCGTTTTATAGACTTCCCTGTAATCTCCGCGCCCGTCCTTTTGTTTGATCGAGAAATAGACCCATTCTCGCGCCTTTTTCTTTTCAGCTTCAACAAACTGTTTAGCGGCCGCCAGTGTAGGCCACTCCTCAAAATCACTGTTGCGGCTGTCCGTCACTCTGTAATAATCCCCGCCGTCTACATGGCCCTGAAAAATATAAAACGGGTTTTTGATTGGCGCTTTACGCTTGCGGCCGATTGTTTTGACTTTCCTGCCTGGTGGCTTTCGGTATCTGTGGCAACTGGTGGCATGGTCCCATCCAGGAATCTGACCGCCAGGCCCGCCACAATAAAAGCATGGCGTGTCTGTGCTGTTCTTATGCTTGGCGGCCGTTGAGTTGAGCGGAACCGCGCCAGTGATCAGTTTTGTTTTTGGCTTCCAGATCCCGCGCCGCTTTAAATCGGCCTCTGCCTGCGCCAGCGCGTCTTGTCTTGAGTTGGTGTAATAAGCGCCGGCAAATTCTACTTTTTCGCCTGGCCGTTGATATTGCACCTGATAAGCGTATGGATTGGCCACTGATGCGCGCTTTCGAATTATCACCTTGCCGATTTTTTTGGCTTTAATGATTGTCGTGTTTCGAGCGCGCGGATTTTTGACTACTGATGCGCCTTTTTCATTTTTTCGCAGCCAACTGCCTGCCAGCTTTTTGGCATCAGCGATTTTTGAAAAGAATCTTTCAGATAAAACTTTCCAGCCGTTGCCGTGATAGTTTCCGCTGACTCTGTATCCGGTGAAAGTTTCCTTTGCAGTCTTGAAGCTGAAAACCGGATCAATTCGAAGCGACCAGCCGCGCCCCTCTGCCGCATAATGCCGCTTGCCGTATGTAACTTGTGAGGCTTTCCAGTTTATTGCCGGATTGGCATATTTTTTGCGCAGCCCTTTGCCGTTGCTTTGCCGTAAAGGTTGACTTAATACCTGCCAGTTTTCCAGTAAATTTAAATCATGCCCGTAATCGGTTTTATAAAATTCTTTTGCTTGTTTTAGTGCCGAAGGTTTTGACATGGCCCAAAATCTGCCAATATAAAAAGGCTTTGTGTTGCCCGTTTTTTGCTGGACATATACATGGAAAAGTTTTTCTTTATTGATTGCTGGATTGCGCCACTTGGAAACAGAGCCGCGCGCGCTCATTGGTTTTATATCAATCTCAGCGCCGGCGTCTAAAAGCTGACCGATAAAATCCGGCCCCGAATTAATAGGAAAGCCGGCAAGGTCCAACTTCTTGCCGCTTTTATGTTGCGTTGTGAGCGCCACGCCAACCAATTTATTGACTTGGCGCGCGGCTGGACCATAAAAGTAATACCAGCCATCTTGACTATAAGCCGTAATTTTCTTTTTTATCGTTGCTGCCATTAGATCAGCCTTTTTAAAAGAATGACTCCAACTATTGCGCCGCCTGCGCCAATCAAAAGCGCCTGTGATTGCGTGACCCCGAAGCTGGTGGCGATCTTGTCTATTATTCCAGAGACAGCGCCGCCCGCGCCGGCCGCTGCGTTCTGTGCGCTGCCACCTGCCGGCGCATCATATCGAGTTATCGTCTGCGCCTGTGTTTGCGCGTTGTATGTTTGCGCTTCAAAACGTACAGAGGCCGGATCAATTGAATATTGACTTTTAATTACGCTTAAAACAGCGTCTTTTAAATGCAGCGCGCTGCCGTATTCTCTGCCGCTATAGCCTTCAACTACAATAAACGGATTAAATACTCCAGCCATCTGATAAACTTGAACATTGGCTTGAACGTACCCACTGAGCGCCAGCGCTTGCCTTAAATTTTCTTCATTTACAAACTGCTCAACAGAAAACCAACTTGTTAATTCAACACCAAAAGAAAAAGGCGCGCCAACATGCACAGGATCAGTCAAGCCGCGCAGCCCGTAAGCGGCCGCCAGCGCTCCCATGCCGTTGTTGTTATGTACGCAATTACACATTACCTTTTTGCCCTTGTTCTGCGCTGCGGTTTATCGTTGCTATTAGTTGCCGCCACTACTCCCCCGGCGATCAACAGCCAAACCCACCACGGCAAGCCGGCAGAGGCCTGCGCCGCTTTAACGCATGTCCCCTTTGACTGATCGAATTGATAACCGTCTGGGCATTTAGGTGCGGCCACGCATTTATTAAGGCTTGGATTGTAGACCTGGCCGGCCGCGCATTTTGGAACACAGCGATTATATTGCGTGCTGAATATTTGACCGTTCGGGCATTTAGGCGGCTGCGGCTGTGCGCTTCCTGGCCGCGTCATTGGCCCTGGTTTGACCGTTGCCGGCTGTTTTTGCGCCGTTGAGCCGCCAGGCTGCGCCGCATCCGGTGGAATAGGTATACAGTTAAGTGGCTCAACAGTCGGACTATAAAAACCGTCTGGACACAGGCCGCCGCCAGGTGGTGAAGAAATTGGATTATCATAAACCGGCCGATAGTTAGGCGAAACAATGCCGCTAAAAAAATCTATCAGCCCTTGCCACCAATTGCCGGCCGGCGCTGGTGGCAAATATTTTTGATTGGTTACTATCGGATCAATAAAAGAGCCGCTATTGCCAATCCAATCGCCTGTTATTGGATCAAAGTTATCAAGCCAACTATAATCAATCGAGCCGCCGCCCTGCCCTTTATCTTGGCTGTCCCACAAATAACCGTAATCCGGCGAAAAATAATCATCAAACCAATTGCCCCAATCAAACCAATCCATGCCGCCGCCGACATCGCCACCTGAAGGCAAAAAGCCCAAGCCGCGCCGGTGTGGAGCTGCGCCCGTAACTGGTTTGTAATTTTGGCCAATGACAATCATCGTTTTTTGATAAACAGCCAATAAGCCGCCAAGCCGACCGGCAAAATCATGGGTATCTGATAACCTGCCAGATTGAATTTTCCAGACAGGAAACTGCCAACACCACTGGCCGGCGCATCAGCCGGCGCGCTGGCAGCCGGCGCGCTTACTGTGAACTGGATCATGGCTCTGCTATTGGTGCCGTCCGGCGATTGAATCAAAACTTCTTTTGTCCATGTTCCAATATCGTCGTTTGTCCACTGGCCGCCTTCAAGCTCAACTGTGCCGTTAGGCTCCACAATCTGGTTATAACTGGCGTTATATTCGCCAGTAGGCTGACCGTTCTTGTAGCTGGACCAATAGATTGTTGCGCCAGGCTGCGCGCCGATCAGTCGAAAAGTTGGAGCGCTGCCGACTGTCTGATATATGGAATTGATCGACAAGGACAGAGGCAACGCGCCGGCAAGCCCGCGCAGGCCTCTGCGAAACATCGGAGCATGAAGCGCTCTGATCTGGTGTGTATGCATGATTTATCTCCGCTTTCCGAGTAGGAAGGCCCCAACAAATAGACCTATTGCAGCGGCCGCCCACCAGTTAACCTGAAAGCCTGAAGTGCTGACAGTGGCCGGCGTGAAATTGCCGCCAGGCCCTGCGCCAGTGGAGTAATAGCCGCCAGCGCTCACAGGATAATAGCCGCCTTGCTGATAGCGCGGATCATCCGGCGAATAATACGGCGATCGAGACAGCGCCGCGCCTGCCACGTCAATGCCTCTGTTTATCGCATCCCACATGGGATTACCGTAAGAGTCATAATAGACAGCCTGGCCCAACCCTTGCAGCCTCTGCGGCCGCCGAAGTGCGCGCAAATTTGTGCCGCCTCTGACAATCATCTTTTTGCCTCAAATCTGAAAAGTCGTTTCATAACCTTCCGGCCCTAACGGCTGCCGCCAGCCTGGACCAGCTATTAAGCCGGTGTGGCCGTCTGCTGTCGGATCGAGTGCGACCCAGCGCCACAAATTAAAATCATAATATTCAATAAAAACATGATCCCAGGTTGCGCCATAACTTTGGACAGCGAAGCGCGCCGGCGTATCGATCGAAAACAACGCAGTTGCCAGCCATACCGCTTTGTCATCGCAATCACCAGCGCCGGCGCGCGTTGTATTTTCAAAATCTGAAACTTTTTCAATGCCTGGTGGATCGTCAATAAATTGGATTGCATCGCGCGCATAAAAAAAGAGCGCAGAGACTGCGTTAAATCCCTGCGCTCTGTGTAGGAGCTGCGAAACAAAACCATTGACAAACCGCGAGCGATAATCTTTGCGCACAAGAAAAGCCATGACCTGCAAGGTGCGCCATGTTCCCTGGTGACCGTCTGGCAGCGCTTCAACCCATGAGGCATTAACTGGCAATCTTGACATGCGCAATCTGGTGGCTGCGCCGGCCGGAGCGTTCTTGAAACTGGTGCAAGTTGTCCAAAAGCCTTTGCAGCCATAACCCAAAAAAAACTATTAACAACTTGCGCCAGTGTTGAAGTAATCGCACAGTTATTAAAAATTAGTCAATAGGCAGTATTGATATTTTTTATTTGAGTGTGGCAAATTTACAGAGCGCAGCAAACAGGCAACAGACAAACAACAAGCAAAACTAAAACAATGACAAGCATAAAAAAAATAAAATCATCCCCTACTGATCAAAAGCCGGCAGAAACTGAAACCGCACCCATTGAAATTGAGGCAGGAAAGACACCAACAAGCCGCCCAATCGTGCAAGAAAATTATCGCGTAGTCCGAACCTGGTCAGAAAAAAAACCAATTGATGAAATAGAGCCGGAATCTGACGAGGATGAAATTGACGAAGATGAGCCGGCCGCCGCGCTATTAGTCGATTTTGAAGACTCTGACCCAATCGCATCAGCCGCCCGCGCGATTGGTGGCAGTCGCTCAGCCTGGTCTATGACTGTCGCCAGGCTGCCGCGATATTCCAAAGATGAGCGCACAGACTCGAAAAGCCGCGTACACGTTGCCACCTTGCAGATACCTGATGCTGATTATTTGCTTGAAGGCCGATACATTGAGGAAATACAAGCGCGCTTTGCAAAAGGCAATGATGTGAATTGGTTTATTGCAACGGTAAGAGAAAACAATAAATTATATAAACACTTGCCGCCTTTTGCCGTTGAGCCGCCAGACCCTGCAACAATTGCCGCGCAGAATCCGGCCGCGCAGAATCCGGCCGCGCAGATCAGCTTTATCCAACAGCCCAGCGCAGAGGATGGATTTAAACGGTTTGCACAACAGGCCAGGCAATTCGCTGAATTGAGAGATTTACTTTTTCCCTCTGGTCATGAGCCCGCCCAGCCGCAGCGCAACCGTGACGAGGATGGACCGCTATCAACAGAGCGCGCTTTATTGCACTTGATCAGCCAGGACGAAAAAGCTGTTGATGGCATCGTGTCTAAGTTGTTGCGGCCGTCTGGCGCATCGAAGGAAATCTCATGGATGGAGCTGATTTTCGAGGCTGTTCGAAATGACACTCTGCCGAAAATGATCAGAGAGGCGAAAACTTTACTTGAAACAGCGGCAAGACAAAACACTGCCGGCGCTCAAGCGCCGCAGCTTGCCGCGCCCCCTGCCCCGTTTGCCCCGCCCCCGCAGCCGGCTGCGATGCCGACCCAACCGCAGCCGGCTGCGTCACAGATAGAACCTCACATTCAATTACTCAATTTCACTGTTCAAGCTTATCTGCAAAAGTGGCCGCCTGGAACAGCGGCAGAATTTATAATTGAATTCGAAGCACAACATCCTGTTGTTACGCCTTACATATCAGCCTTTTTAGCTTTAGAGCCTGCGCAGGCGGCCGGCTGGATTGGCTTGAATGTCCCAGGTGCTGACAGCCTTGCGAGCGATAAAAGCGCCCATGATTGGATTGCCCAACTACAAACCGCGTTAAAGGCCGGCGAAGATGAAACAAATCCATCAGGTGTTTAACGAATTGCGGCAAGTTGCTTTAGATGCCGACAAAAACAGACTGACCGTTTTTGTCGATCAATTTAAAATTGAATACCCTGATATTTACACACTAATCGAGGTTGCAGCCGACATGCCAGCTAATGATGCCTTCACTCTATTGTGCGCTCGCTGGCCGGCGCTGATCTTGTTCAAGTTGCACCCTGATAACCAACGAATAATCCAAGCCGTTCAATCTGAAATAAAATCGAGGAAAGAGCATGACAAAAATTTTGACTAATCCTGTGGCGCATTTGGCTGCGCTTGGCATGATAGTTTTGCCGACTGTTGCCGTGTCTGTTCAATCAATCTCAACAGTCAAGGTTTTAGACTCTGACAATCTCATGATTGACTTATCGTTGATCAATGGCGAAGTTGTAAATCTTAGAGGCGTAGACGCCTCTGAATTTATTGCGCAGAGTCAAAATCTGGTCCGTCAGATAATGTTTCAACCTGCCAGAGTGGCGCCCGCTTAAATCGTTTTTTATTGCACGACTGGACATTAGGCCCCAACCGGGCCAAAAAAACCTCACCAGCTTGCGTGCGAAGCGTGCGCGCAAGGGTTAAATCGAGCTGCCCATGCCAAAAAAACGAAAAAAATGTAAATACTGTGATTCATATTTCACCCCAGCGCGCAAAACTCAAGTATTTTGTTCTGAGCGCTGCCGGCGCATTTTTTGGGATGGCTGCCGCGCTGTAGATCAAAAAGAATTTTTTGCTTTTTTAGAATGGAAAGCGAACAAGGACAAACCGCCCGCGCCCGCGCCCGCGCCCGCGCTGCCTGAAATTTTCATGGTTGAAAAAATTGCCGACATTCCTGGTATTGATCAGCTTTGGAAGCCGCCACAAAAATAAACGCGCCAGAGGTTTGGCGCCAGAGGCCTGCGCTTTTGCGCCAGGCCTGGCCAGATCAAGGTTTTCAGGCCTGGCCTATAACCTAGTGGCCGTCTGACTCAAAAAATCAAACAGAGGTCAAATAAACGCAAAATCTGCCGGCGATTGAGCGCTAGAGGTCTGGCGGCCGTCGAACCGCGCCGCTAAAAAATGTTTGACATTTTAAAAATTTAGATCAAGAATTAGCGCGCCCAAAAAACTGAAGAAAGCAAGGCCCCTAAATCAAAAATGAAAACTGGCGAAACAATAAACATCACATATAAAATCACAGGCGAAGCCGCAGAGCTTTTCTTAAAACTGAAAAAATCTCTGTATCTTGAAAACAATGCAGAATTGGCGCGCGCACTGATGTATGAAAAACTGCATGAAAAAATAGAATCTTTGGCAGCGCCAAAAGAAAAGCCGGCCGCCCGCGCCAACAGATAGCCCCGAAGCGCGTCATGCGCAAAATCTGGCGCTGTGATGCCCCGACCCCTATCACAGCGCCAGATAAATCAAAACAATTAACCGGAGTTGCGCCATGTCACTTCAAGCACGCCAGCGCGCCAAACAATGGCATAAATTGCCAGGCTGCGAGCGCATGATTATTTGTGAGCAAGCCTTTGATGTTTTAAAAGGTGATCTGGTTATCGCTGTTTACCATCCAGAAACTGGCCAATCTTTTGCCTACACCCCTGAAGACTTGCCACCAAAAACAAGCAAGAATTATGAATCCGCGCTGCGTCATTCAATCTGGAATGAAGCTTTAAATCATATCAATCCAGCGCAAAGACAAGCCGCGCCAGATAAAGCCGACACACCCGAACAGCCGCGACTATTTGATCAATTTTATTTTTTCTAAATTACCTGAAAGGTGGTGGTGCAATGACAGCTTGCTGACGAATAGATGAGTATCGACAAGGCGGGCTCTGGCGCTTCGCGTTTATCTCCACGCGCCAGGCGCTGAGATGTAAAAGACAATCCTGCGCCCGCTATAAAAATCGAATTGAGGAAAAAAATGATCATCAGAAAACGTGCAAAAAAGTGGACAGCGACACCAATAGCGGCCGCAGAGGACAAAGCGATGTCTCTGGAAGCCAGAGGCCTGCTGTGGTATTTGCTTGTCAAGCCAGATTCATGGGAAGTGCGCACAGAAGACTTATTAAGAGCCGGCAGAATTGGACCAGAACCAGAGCCAAACAAAACAAAGCGTACACGCGCCGATAGACTGTTAGGCCCCAAAGCGCTGCGCCGGCTGATTGATGAGCTTGAGCGAGCTGGATACATGCGGCGCATCATGCAAAATACCAGCGCCGGCGCAAAATGGCTGATTGAAGTACATGACATCCCACTACCCGCCTCTGATCGAAAAATCCATAAAGCCCGAACGAAAAGAAAAAGCCCAAGTGACCATGAAGGCAACTTGGGCAAAAATAGCCCAAGTTGCCTTAGCCCAAGCTTTCATGAAGGCAACTTGGGTCCTTATAGACATGATAACCATGATGACTATATAACCAATAATATTTTTTTAGACGAAAATCCCGCAGAATTCGACCAGATAAACCCCGCCAGCAACAAAAAAAATCGAAGTGTGAAAACAGCTTTTCAGCTTCCCGATTTGAGCGCCGCGTCTGAAATTGTTGAAGTTGGCCGGCAGTGGCTGGATAAATTCTGTCCTCTGGTATCTGCCAGCCTGGCAACTGTCGAATTTTTACGCCACCACCAGAGCGAGGCCACAATTTTCGAGACTCAGCCGGATTTTTTAAAAGCCTGGCGTGGCTGGATGCGTAACGCGCAAAAGTTTGCAGAAAACCGCAGAGAAAACCGGAGCAATCATGGAAAAAATAGTGCAACTGATACCAGATCATCAAATTTACGGAACCTCCAATCAACAATTGAAAAACACGGAACGCCAGAGCCTGGCGGCCCCGTTGACGTTGCGGAAAAAATACGCATGGCTGGTGCAGAGCGTGCGCATCGTGCGAGGCCTGCCAGCTCAAAACGCTGATGAGGCCGATCTTGCAGCGCATGAGCTGGCCAAAGCGTTGCCAGATATACCAGCCGATATGATTGGTCTTGTCTATCAAGTGGCCATGCAGAGATACAGCGATACAAGCCAGCCTTTTGGCGCGCCACAATTACGCGCCGCCTGGATCGAGTTGAACGCGGAAATTGCAGCCGCTGCCGCCAGAGAGGAAGCGCGAATAATCACAGAGGAAGTTTCACGCCTTAATGCATGCCCCCATGACTATGTTTTTATTCCGCGTGAAGATCCTGACCCTGTGAAATTGCTTGGCTGGTATACCTGTATTTACTGCGAAAAATCAAAGCCAGTTTTTAACACAAAGAATCGAGCGAACCATGAAAACAAACAATTACCAGCGGCAAGTGCTTGAACGGTTTTTGCGATTGGATCAGACAGAGCAACGCCAGATCATGGCGCGCTGCCGTCAAGAATTTCAAAAACACCAAAGAATCACGCAAAGCTATCAGGAACGAGACAGCGCCGGCGCGCTTATTCCCGATGATGATGGCTGCCTGGTCTTGCCGGATACGTTCGCGCATTTTTTCGTTGAATGGTTTGAGGTCTACGAAATCGAAAAAGGTGAAATAGAGCCGGTGATTATTGGTGAATATCATGGCCGGCGTTCCTATTATGTTTATTCCCTTCCCTCTGATGTGTCGATCATGTAAAAGCGCCAGGCCTGGCGCATCCCCCTAGAGCGCCAGGCCTGGATTTATCAACACGGCTGTGTTGACTGGTTAAAA